TGTTGTTAGATGTCGTAATTTAATTGCAGGTGTAATCTCTAGTATAGATTTAGAGTTATATAATAAGACTACAGGTAAAGAATTAGAGTCTCCTGTATGGTTAGACCAGCCAGACATACGCCAACCCCGTAGCGTAACTATTGCTTACACAGTAGATAGCCTTTTATTTTATGGCGTTGCATACTGGCGCGTTACGGCTTTATATTACGATGGATTTCCTGCAGGCTTTGAGTGGATTGCTAACACTCGCGTAACGATGACTACTAACAAAGACGGCACAGAGGTACAAAGTTATTCTATACAGGGTGAAGTTTGCCCTGAGTCTGGTATCGGTTCACTCGTTACTTTTCAATCTTTGTTACCTGGCGTTTTAGATACAGGCGCACGTACAATTACTGCAGCGTTAGATTTAGAAAAAGCGGCAAGTGTTGCAGCTGCTACGCCAATGCCTACAGGATTTATTAAAAATAGCGGTGCAGATTTACCAGAGCAACAGATAAGCGGATTACTAGCAGCGTGGAAAGCAGCGCGTAGTAGTCGCAGTACAGCATATTTAACTAGCACTTTAGATTATCAAACTACAGGCTTTAGCCCTAAAGATATGATGTATAACGAGGCTAGCCAGTACTTAGCAACACAGATAGCGCGTTTAATGAACGTGCCCGCATATTATATTAGTGCAGATATGAATAACTCTATGACTTATCAAAATATATTAGATGGCCGTAAAGAGTTTGTAGCATATTCATTACAACCATTTATTAGCGCAATAGAAAACCGTTTATCTATGGACGATATTACACGTCGCGGTAATGTAGTGAAGTTTGCAATAGATGAAACTTTTTTACGTGCCGATACTGCAGCTCGTTTAGATGCGTTAGAGAAAATGTTAGCGCTTGGTTTAATTGATTTACCTACTGCTCAATCTATGGAACAACTATCCCCAATGGGTCTACAGGAAGGTATGATGACTAATGATATTAACGTTTAGTGGAAATGTAGAGGCAGTTGATAGCGGCGAGCGCCGTACAATCTCTGGCAAAATTGCACCCTATGGCGAGGTAGGCAATACCTCTGCAGGCCGTGTAGTTTTTGCTAAGGGGTCTATTGTCGCTGCTAACCCAGATAAAATTAAACTTTTAATGTCACACGATAACAGCAAGCCAGTAGGACGTATGAAAAGTATCCTATCAAGTGAGGACGGTCTCTACGCTAGTTTTTCAGTTAGCCAGAGCTCACGCGGTAGCGATGCTATTTTGCTAGCCCAGGAAAAGTTAATGGACGGCTTATCCGTTGGGGTTGAAGTTACAGCCTCTAAGCCTGAAAATGACTATTTGCTGGTCACTGCAGCGATACTCCGCGAGGTAAGCCTGGTAGAGTCGGCGGCTTTTACTTCGGCTGCAGTGCAAAAGATTAGCGCCGCTGAGGCTGCAGCTATTGAGGCTGCTAACTCAATGAGTGTTAAAACTACAGTAAGTAATACAGTAATAAATACCACAACCACCGAAACCGAAACAGAGAGCGAGGCCGCTGTGACTACAGCCCCCGATACATCAACACCTGATGCAACAGCACAGGAAGAAACGGCTGTACCTGCAGTTGAGGCAGCCCGACCAATTATCCGAGCAAATCCATTGAACAGCCAGCACGTGCGCCACGATATTACTTCAGCTGGTGCATACACAGCACGTAAAGTACGCGCAGCACTAGGCGATGAAGAATCAAAGCTATTTATTACAGCTGCAGATGATTTTTCTAGTGCAGGCTTAGGCTTTACACCTACACAGTATCTAAAATCAATCGTATCTACACAGGGTAACTTCGGCCGCCCAGCTTTTGAGTGCGTAGACCGTCAGGCTATCCCTGCTAGCGGTATGACTATTAACCGCCCTAAGTTCACCACGTACCCAGCTGTAACGGTAGAAGCAGAAGGCGGCGCTGTACAAAATACCGATGCTGTCTCTGAATATCTAACGAGCAGTATCTCAAAATACAGTGGTATGCAAACGCTCAGTATAGAGCTTTTAGAGAGGTCTGACCCAGGTTTCTATGATGCTATTACTAACGAGCTAGCTAATAACTACGCTAAGGTCACAGATGCAGCGGTCGTGGCCGCTTTGACTGCAGGGGGTACTCAAGCTGCAACTACAGCTGCAACAAGCGCAGGTATTATCAGCTTTATCTCAACCGAGTCACCTGCAGCCTATACAGGCTCTAGTTATTTTGCTAAAAATTACCTATGCGGTAGTTCACAGTGGAGTTTGCTACTCGGTGCAACAGATTCAACAGGCCGCCCAATTTACTCAGCGGCTAACCCAATGAACAGCGGCGGCAACGCTGCAACTACTTCTGCTAAGGGGTCTGTACTAGGATTAGATCTTTATGTAGACCGTAACGTAGTTTCTACAACTATTGACGAGTCAGCCTTTATTATCGCCCCAGAGGCCTTTACGGTCTTTGAGTCACCTACTGCTTATATGTCTGTCAATGTTGTATCTAATCTTCAGGTACAAATTGCTATTTATGGCTATATGGCCACTATGGTTAATATCGCAGCTGGTATTCGCCGCTTTAACCTCACCTAAGTAATAACTTAATAGTGGGTAGGGCAGTAGCCCTTGCCCTACCTACCTAACGTAAGGAGTACCGATATGGCCGCTACATATGTAACAGCCGCTACGCTTAAGGCTAGCCTCGGTGTCGGTACTCTTTACGATTCTTATAGTTGGATAGAGGACACCTGCCAGGCAGCTCAGGATTTAATTAACGGTTTTTTATGGTTTGATGTTGCCCCTGTAGTAGGTACGGCTTTATCTAATAATGTTGCTATAGTTATGGTGGCCAACCCTGGCATATTTACTACGGGCCAATCTGTAACTATCGCTGGGGCTGGCTCTACCTTTAACGGCACTTACACGATTACGGGTACCGTGCCTTACCCTGCACCTAATCTGTCTGTACCTGGCTATGCCTTTAATATGATGCAATACCCTAACGGCTATAGCTTTATACAATATGCCAAAACTGCTAGTGACCAGACATTTAGACGAGTATTACCTTATGGCACTGCTCTAGGCGATGATACAAAAACTGCTACTTATGCTAATACGCCAGCAATTAATGCAGCGGCACTTATCCTGGCTGAAAATATATGGACGGCTCGCTTTAGTACACAAAATGGCGGCACTAGCGTAGATGGATATAGCCCGTCACCCTTTAAGATGAGTAATACTTTAATAGCATCTATTAGAGGCCTACTAGCAAACTACTTAAACCCTAGCGCGATGGTCGGATAATGACCGTACCTATCACTACCCTACGTAGCACGATAGCTGCAGCAATTACTAACGCCTCTGTGTGGAGTACCTTTGCTTACCCGACTAGCAATATCTTGGCTAATAGCGTGGTAGTAGCACCTGCAGACCCCTATATCACCCCTAGCAATAATTATTATGCCTCTATATCACCCCTGGCTAATTTCAAGATTATTATGACCGTGCCTATGTTTGATAATGCCGCAAACCTTATAGGCATTGAGGATACAATCGTAGCGGTATTTAATTTACTAGCCGCTAGCTCAATCGTATTTAATGTTACTAGCGTAAGCGCCCCTAGTGTTTTAGAAGTGGCTAGCGGTGACTTACTAACAGCAGATTTACAAATATCCGTACTCACAGCTTGGAGCTGACCTATGGCACTAACCGATGAAGATAAAGCGTTTTTAATCAAGATAGGCCAGGAATTGCCTAGCGAGGTTAAAGAAACCAAACCACCTAAAGAAACACCTACAGAAAAGGACGAGGCATAAGCGATGGCTATTTATCTAAGTAATGGAGTGGTAGTTACGCTTAACTCTGTAGCGTTATCTGACCACGTAACGAGCGCGACAATCAATAGAAGTTTTTCAGAACTTTCTGTAACAGCTATGGGCGACTCCGCCGAGAAGTTTGTAAAAGGCCTTGAGGCCAGCACAATCACTTTAGACTTCCTAAACGATACGGCTACCTCTAACGTTAATCAAACTTTGCAAGCCGCCTG